TGCAAGTGGATCAGTCACAGTCACAGTGACCGATGAAGCTGGAGCAACTGTCATCAATAGTCAGTCAGCAACTAAAGAATCGACTGGTGTTTATTATTATGATCTAGGAATTTCAAACACAGCTGATGTGAAAAAACTTTATGCTGTCTGGACTGGTACTTGGGAAAGTGTCAGTCAAAAACTTAGAACAAATCACGAAGTGATGGGCTTTCCATTGTTCACTGAAGCACAAGCAAGATCTTTTGATATATCTCAATTGGATTCAGCTAGTGATTATCCAGATGCAACAATCCTTGAAGAAAGAGCAAAGATCACAGATCTACTTGAACAGTGGACTGGAGTGTCTTGGACTCCTAAATATAATCTAGTGAAAATGAAAGGTGAGAAAGATCGAATGATCAGTCTTCCTAACTTTCACATAAATAAATTGATCTCAGTCAAGATCTTAGGTGAGACAATTGCAACAACTAACTTTGAGATTGACAAAGGTGCTGGTTTTATTCATAGAATAGATGGATCATTTCCAGAGCCAACATCAGCTTATCCACTTCCAATTGTTGTGGAATACGAATATGGTTGGGACTACATCAGAAATGGTGTTGATCGAATAGCTTTGAAGCTCCTACTTGATAGGATCATTAGTTCAAACATTCCAGATCGTGCAACAAGTTTCAATGATGAAATTGGGAATATTTCTTTGGTGACTCAAGGAGGAAACTTTAAGAATCCAACAAGAATCCCAGAAGTCAATCAATGGATCGATGAAAACTCAGAAAAGGTCTTTGGTGTTTAATGGCTATCGGATCAGTTTTAAAGACTGTCAGAGATAATCTACATACTCAGCTTTCAGCAAGAGCTGGTCTATCTGGAGTCTCGATCAGCAAATACAATCCAATCGAATCTGCAAAGAAAGAACATATATTTTTTGGAGATTCAGATTCAACAATCAACTTTCAAGCATTTGGAAGTGTTTATGAAGAAGATCTATCACTTGAGATCTTCGTATATGTTTTAAGAGCTGGAGCTGGTGATTCTGTTGCTGGAACTACCGAGAGCAGAGCTATTGCTCTAGCTAATGAGATCATAGATCAATTGAATGATGACTCAACTGTCAATGGAGCTGTCATCGTAGCTTCAATTCAGAATATCAATGTTGAAAACACATTGTCTGATGAGGGAAGAGTTTGTTTGATTGAAATGAGTCTCGAAGCAGAAGCAACATTATCGGAGTAGAAAAATGTCAAAAATTAAATATATTGCAGTCGTAGATTGCGAAATCAAGAAGAAAGAATTTAAAGCTGGAGATCCAGTCAATGTATCTGTCCCTCGTTGGATGGTACTTCAAGGACTTGTATTGCCAGAAGATAAATTCAAGAAGTTAGAAGAGGAATAATATGCCTACATTTTTAGCTGGAAAAGACAACAAAGTTTTGTTTGGTGCATATGATCTGACAAGTTATTTCAACTCAGCAAGTTTTTCAAGAGAACAAGCTGTCAGTGAGACAACAGTCTTTGGATCAAACCAAGCAACATATATTGGATCAATAGAAACTGCATCAGCATCTCTATCTGGTTTTTATGATGGTGGGAGTGATGCAGTAGATGAAGAGCTACAAGCTGTCATTGGATCTGCAACTGATACTCCCCTTTCTATTTATCAAGGTGGAGACACTGCTGGGAATAAAGTTATTCTATTGAACTCAAAGATCCAAAACTACACTATTGATTCAAGTGTTCAAGATCCAGTTGGGATCTCGGCAACTTTCACTGGTGACAACTTTGGAAATGGGAAGAGTCTTTATGCTCTAACCAATACAAGTGCAACAGCAAACACAACTGCTGTTGATCTTGGTGCGAGTTCTACATTAGGAGGACAAGCACACATTCATTGCACAGCTCACAGCTCTGCAAACATTAGCGTGAAGATCCAGTCTTCAGCAGACAACTCAAGTTTTGCTGATGTCTCTGGATTTAGTTTCACAACTATAACAGGAGCAACAACTCAAAGAATTGCAACTACTAACACAGTCAATCGATATGTTCGACTGGTTATCACTGTGACTGGTGGATCTGCAACCTTTTCAGTTGGTTATGCTCATAATCTAAAATAATCGTTTAATTTAGGAGAAATAAAAATGGCTTTCAAATCAGGAAAAGATTCGTTCTTTAGTGTTGATGGGACTGATATTTCATCTTATGTTGATTCTCTATCTCTTTCAAGAGATGTGAACACTCTTGAGACCACAAGTTTTGGCTCAGACCAAGCAACTTTCGTTGTAGGTGTTGAGGGTTTGTCAATCTCTGGATCTGGATCTTGGGATGCAACAAATGATGGAACTATGGCTGGACTATTCGATGGCTCACAAGTAGCTTTTGAATACAGACCAGACAATACATCATCTCAACCAAAATACACTGGAAATGCTTTCGTGACAAACTACACAATCGATTCAAGTGCAACTGACAAAATTTCTTTCAGTTTTTCTTTAATCGTGACAGGTGCAGTGACACGAGGGACTGTCTAAAACAATAATGTCTCGACAAAGAAAAAAATCTCTGAAGAGACAGATCAAAGGTCTCGGAGCTCTAATCGAAGTCAGTGGCGTGGATATTGCCAACCAAATCAGACTCGTGGAGCTCTTGGGCAAAAATGCAGTTGATCTCTACAAAGATTTCAACAAAGGTTTTGCAGAGAAAGTTGCAAAAGATGTCAGATCAAGGATTCCAGTAGATACTGGAGCTCTTGCTGGATCTGTTAGAGCAACAAGAACAAAACAAGGTGCATCATTTCGTGTTGGCTACAACAAGAAAGTTCGATATGCAAGACTCGTTGAGTTCGGTGGATATAATCCATATTCTCGTGTCGGTGGCAGAGTGAGGAGACTCTATAAACCTATTAGACCAGAGGGATATTTCATATTCCCATCTGTTAGGAAGAGACTGCCAGAGATACAAAGAGACTATGTCAAACAACTAAATGGTCTGATCAAAAACTTATATGGTTTTTATGCAGACACAGAGAAAAAATAAGAAGAGGACAAATGGCTGAAGAAAAATCAAATCTTCCAGTTGTCGTGATAGAAGATGAACAATATCTTCTTGATTATTCAGACATAACTGGAATCGAATGGAGAGAGATCAAAAAACTAACTGGTCTCAACTCAATGGAAGTGATAGCTCAAACATCAATGATGGACTTTGAAGCTCTTGCTTCAGTTGTCTATATTCTTGCAAAGCGAGAAGACAAAAATGTCAAATATGAAAACATATTAGGCAAACTCACAATTGATTCGATCACAACTGAAGATGAACTGGATCAAGAAATCCCAAAAGACTAAGGAGAGCTTATAGGAAGCATCTTCCAGCTCTCAGTCACTTCTTTGGAATCAATGCTTGGGATTTAGAAAAACTCACATATGGAGAGATCAATGAATATCTTGATCAGCTCTCGGAATATATAGGGAATAGATAATGGCACGAGGTGGCTCACAAATCAATGTCAATCTTGCTCTGAACACTGAACAGCTTGAAGCTGGACAGAAAAGAGCAATCAGACAATTTCAAAAACTTGGTGGAGCTGGTGACACAGCAAAGTCTGGATTGAAAGCTCTGGGTGGTGGATTGAAAACTGTTGGAGTTCTAGGAACTGCAATGGCTGGATCAGTAGGTTTTGCATCTAAAAAATTGATTGATCTTGCATCTGATAGTGAAGAAAGTGCAAACGCTTTTGGCGTGACTTTTAAATCTGCATCTGATGAACTGAACAAGTTTGTCGATTCATTCTCTACAAAAGCTGGATTCACAACAGCAGAACTTCAAGAACTACTTTCATTCACTGGTGGAGTTGTTAATGGTATGGGAGCATCAGCTGATGCTTCAGCAGAGTTCTCAAAACAAGTTGCTGAATTATCTGGTGATATTGGATCTCTTAGAAATAAAGATCCAGAACAAGTTCTTCGTGCAATCACTTCTGCTTTAACAGGCGAGAGGGAAGCATTAAAGGGAGTTGGCGTGATCATCAAAGAGACCGATGTTCAACAAAAAGCTCTGACAATGACAAACAAGAATGCTGTCTCTGAACTCACAAAGATGGAGAAAGCTGAAGCAACACTTCAGTTGATCAGAGAACAATCTGCTGATGCAATTGGTGATCTTGATAGAACATCTGATGGTTTTGCTAACACTCAAAGAAGATTAAAAGCTGAACTTCGTGAAACTGCAACAGAAATGGGTGAAGCTCTTATGCCGACAGTGGCAGAGTTGCTTCCAGTGATTTCTGATCTAGCAGAGAAAGTTCTTCCAAGACTTGTTGAAATGTTCCAGAATGGTGTTAAAGCTGTCAGAGAATTTATGGCTGAATTTGGTGATGACATTCTTCGTGGACTACAAAGAGGATTTCAAGCATTCAAAGACATCGGTGTGATTGTTGGTGAAGCAATTAAACGAGTTATAGAATTTATAAAAAACAACAAGATCTTGTCCAAGATATTTAAACAGCTTGGAGAAGATGGAGCTGGATTCCTCGATTCACTCAATGACATTGCAAATGGCATTAGAGCTGAGAATGAAGCTGAAAAGAAAGCCAATCGAAGAAGAGAAGAACGATCTGCTCAATATAGAAAAAATACTGAGGGAGCTGAGGATCTAACTGAAGCCACAGAAGATCTGACTGATGAGATCGAAGATAACACAGACTCAATCGAAGACAATTCTGATGAACTCCAATATGGTGCAGTTGAGTTCGACAAATACACTAAATCAATTAAGTCTGCTCTTTCATCAATCAAAACTTTGACTGGTATTCAAGAAAGAGGAAAACGAGAACAAGAGAGACTTGATGAAGCTACTGGTGAGCTAGAAGAAGCAAACATTGGTGTTGCTAAAGCTCAACAACATCTTGCAAAAATGCAAGATATGGCAACCAAGACTCAAAAAATTGGGACTCTAGTTTCAGAAGAAGAAGAGCTCCAGATATTAAAACTTCAAGAAGCTGTCAATGAGCTAACTGATGCACAAGATGGATCAAGAGAGAAAGAGCTTGAACTTATTATTGCAAAGAGAGAGTTGGCTGAAGCTACCTCTCAAGCAACAGAAGTTGATCAAATACATTTCGATTTCTTAAAGAAAGTCGAGAAAGCTGAAGAAGATCTCAAAGAAGCTATTGAGGATCAGAAGAAAGCTCGTGAAGAACAGATCCAAGCAAAGAAAGATCTTGCTGAAGCAACAAAGGTCTCTGCTGAAAGTTTATTGACTGAAGCTCTTGCTGTTAAAGAATTAGAGAAAGCATTTGGATCATTTGAGGGTGAAACTTTTAAACAAACTCTTGAAGAGATTGCAAAGCTAACTGGTAGAAAGATTTCAGAGATTGAGAACGCATTCAAGAATGCTGGATTGACTGAAGATGCTTTCACTGTGCCAGACAGCTCTGGTGCAAATCCAGAAATTGTCGAAGCTCCATCCTTTGCTGAATCAAATGGAGATGGAGGTGGAGGTGGATCTGGAGGTGGATCAGCTGGTGGATCTGCTCAACCAATAAAGATTTTCACAACATTAAACATTGGACACGAGAAATTTGAAACTGTGACACAAGATGCTTTGATCAGTTTGCAGAAGCAAGGGAAGAAGGTGCTTTTGTGAGCGTAGCATTCAACAGTGATATTGATTTGACTGTTGAAGTAGGGTTTGCATCAGATCCATTCGACTCATCACAAACATTCACTGATATATCTTCATATGTTCGTGAGATCAGTATTGATAGAGGAAGACAACACGATCTTGATGAATTTCAAACTGGTGTTGCAACTGTACTTGTGAACAACATAGATGACAGATTTAATCCACTGAATACTTCATCAGCTTATTATCCAAATATAAAACCTTTCAAACAGATCAAGATCAGTGCAACTTATTCTGGATCAACGAAAGTTCTATATCGTGGATTTATACAAAGCTATCCAGAATCCTTTGGTGGTCAAGGTGCAGATTCAAGTGTCAGAATTGTTTGTGTTGATGCTTTTAAGATCTTTAATCTAAACACAATCGGATCAAGAGGTTGGAATCTTGGACAAAGTGGTTTTTCTAACATAGGTCAATCAACTCGACTTGGTTATGTAGATGCACAAGAATTGTCATCAGCAAGGATCACAAGACTCCTCAATGCTTTTGGCTGGAGCTCTACACAAAGAGATATTTCAACTGGTGATCTACAAGTCAAAGCTGGTGTGTCTTTAGAGACAAACTTGCTGACTGCATTAAAAGATGTCGAGACAGCAGAACAAGGTCAGTTCTTTATTGGAGCAGATGGTGATGTTGTATTCAGAGATCGAAATTATAAAAGAGGACAACAATTCACTTCTCAAGCAACTTTTGGGAATGGAGTTGGAGAACTCCCCTTTTCAGATGTGATCACAACACTTGATGACTCAAGGATCGTGAACATTGTATCTGTGACAAGAGATGGTGGATCAGAGCAAAGACTTGCAAATGATTCATCAATTGCAGAGTTCGGTGCAAGAGAGAACTCATTGACTGGGACATTGAATGTCTCTGATTCAGATGCTCTCGCTATTGCTGAACAAAGACTTGCAAGTTTCAAAGGGACAACTTCAAGGATCGAGGGATTAATTATTAATCCAATAGCCGATTCAAACATATGGGCTCAAGTTCTAAACAGAGAGCTTGGAGATAAGATCACAATCAAGATCCCAACTCCAGCATCAACAACAATGGAATTTGATGTTCACATTGAGAAAATATCTCAGCAGATTAATGCTATAAACCAGACTTGGACATATAGCTTGTCCACATCTGCTGGATCAGAAGTTGGTGCGTGGATCTTAGGATCTGGAAAACTTGGACAATCAACAAACCTTGCTTGGTAGATATTAGGAGAATTATTCAATGGCATACAAATCAAATTGGGCAACTGGTGATCTGATTGATGCGACTGTCTTTCAAGAGCTAGTCAATTCAGCAGTTTATTCATTTGCTAACCTAACAGCAATCCAAAACAACATCACTTCAGCTGTGGATGGACAGATTGCTTTTGCTCAAGACACAGAGTCATATTATCGATATGATGCAGACTCGACTTCTTGGGTAGCACTGCTCGGTGGAGCAGACATCACAGCTGTCACAATCACAACTGCAACAAACTCTGGTTTGTCTGGTGGATCAACTGCAACTTCTGGAGCATTCACTTCAACATTGTTGATGGATGCAAACAACTTGTCTGTTGTCACAGCTTCATCTTCGGATTATATAGTTCTACACGATGTCACAGACAACAGCACAAAGAAAGCTCTGATCAGTGATATTGTTGCACTCGGAGACATAACTGCAATCATCACAAATGCTGGATCTGGTTTATCTGGAGGAGCTACTTCTGGAGATGTCACTCTTGAAGTGGACATCAATGGATCAAGCTCAGTCACTCCACAAACAGCTGATGAAATGTTGATCTCTGATGTGACTGATTCAAATGCAAAGAAGAAGATCACATTGAACGATCTTCCAATATCTAGTGCAACTCAAACTGCACTTGATAACATCACAGCTGGAACGACTGCAATCAGAACTGACATTGCTGTCACTGTTGCAGATAATGGATCTGGATCACAAAACGAATATTTCTTTGAGGGAGCACAAGATCAAGTGATCAACTTGACTACTGGCTTCAAATACAGATTTGATCAAAGCAATGCTTCAAACTCTGGACATCCATTAAGATTCTCAACTACAAAAGATGGAACTCACGCATCTGGATCAGAGTTCACAGATAATGTCACAACAAATGGAACTGCTGGACAAACTGGAGCTTATACACAGATCGAAGTCAAAGCTGATACTCCAGAAAGACTCTATGTCTATTGCACAAGCCACGCTGGGATGGGTGGAGATTCACAACTCACAGCTGGAGCTTTCTCAGTAGATGGTGGAACTATTAGAGGAGATACAGACTTCTCTGATAAAGAGATCACAAAGTTCGTTGCAAAAGATTATGCAGAGGATGTTGCAACAACATCTGATTCTGGAACTTCTTTCACATCAAACACTTTGACTCTTGATGTTCAAGATGGAAATGTTTTTGATATAACACTCAATGACAATGTCACAACTTGGGCAATAAGCAACTTAGTATCTGGAAAAGCTACAACGATCACAGTGATCCTCAAACAAGATGGAACTGGATCAAGATTAATGAATGCCACACAGATAAACTCAACAGCTTTCAAAACTGTTGGAGCTGGTGGACTAACTTTGACAACTGATGCAAGTGCAATCGATATTGTCACAGTTGTCTTTGATGGGACAAATTATTATGTCTTCTCACAATTAAAAATGTCTTAGGAGGATTTTAAATGCCGATAGGTTTTGCAAAAATTGGATTAATTGGTGGACTAGCCGAAGCACAATATGAGGGGACAAATGTCTCAGCTGATCTGCTTTGGCATCTAAAGAAGATCCCAGTTTCTCAATTCAATACAAATTATGACATCACAACTGGAAATGGTTATGAGTCAAATGGGATCAATGTAGGTGGCACAACATACGATGCAAACATTATTGTCTATGATGGCAACAACACATTCGGAGCTGGAAATATTGGAACTTCTGGAGATAAACTTGCTCTTCTTAGGATCAATGGTGATCTGACAATCTCTGCTGGATTCACTCTGACAACATCTGGCACAACTCAAGGATTTTATATATTTGTTGATGGTGATCTCACTGTCAATGGATCAATCTCAACTTATAACAAGGGAAGATATAAATCTGGTGGTCTTAGCAACTTAGCTGTGAACTCATCAGCAAATGAAGTTGCTGGATCAACTGTCATATCAATGACTGGATCAGCTTCAGCACATACAAATGGATCATCTACTGCTTCAGCTCTAACTGTTGGAGGTGGTGGTCAAGGTGGATCTGGATCTTATGGAGGATCAAGATCTGGTGCTGTTGGACACTTAGCTTCTGGAGGATCTGGAGGAGGAGGATCTGGAGGTGTTGCATATTATAACCACTATTCAGGAGGTGGTGGAGGTGGTGGAAACGCCACTTCATACGCTGGACAAGGTGGAAATGGTGGAGCATCTGGACACACTCAATGGTCATACTGGACTGGTGATGCTGGAGGAACTGGTGGAACTGGAAATGGTGGAGGATCTGGTGGATCAAATAACTCTTATAATCCATCTGATTCGAGAGCTGGATATGGTGGTCACACTGGAACTGGTGGATCACTTGTGATCTATGCTTCTGGAAATCTCACAGTTGCATCTGGTGGATCTCTTTCTTCTGCTGGAAGAGGTGGACAAACTGGTGGAACTGGAAGACTCTCTGGTGGAGGTGGAGGTGGATCTGGTGGTGGAATACTAATTGCAACTTGCAATGGTACTTTCACAAACTCTGGATCAATCACATCTGCTGGTGGATCAACTGGATCTGGTCGAGGATCTGGATCTTCTGCTGGATCTGGAGGAACACTAACTGGAGGAGGATATTAATGCCATTAACAGCATATATGAATCCAGAGGATGAGAATCACAGAAATTGGTTTCACAATTTTGGATTTGATGACTCTGATTCGATACTCGATAACAGAGCTGATGATTATCAAGGTGAACAAAAGTTGCCAGTGGTAGCAATAAGAATTGAAGAATGTTCATTTCAAGAGACAGTTCCAGAATGGATCAATGTTCTAACTGGAGAAGAAGTCGGTGAACAGATAGTCACAATTAATGTTGTGGCTCACAATGGATTGTATTATTTCGGAACGAGGACAGAGATGGACAATTGGATCACAAACACATTGAACAATTTCAATGATGCTGTTGCTGATCCAGATGGTGTGCAAACACATCTTTCATCAAACCAACTCCCCTCACTTCCAGAGTGGTGGGAGAACTATGAGGAAAAATAAATCCATTGATGTATATTGGACACTCCATCCAAACATATCAACTCCATCGGCAATTTATAGAGATCCAGAAAAGCAAACTGTTCTTGCTCCTTGCCCAGTTGTTGCAGACTACAACTCAAGAATCAGAATTATAAAATCCCCTTTTCATCTTGAGATCAGTCCAACTTGGATTTTTGATCAAGTGAGTGATCGTTATTTATTTGATGGATTTGAAGCTCATTCAAATGATGTCAGAGACAACTTTCTCTGGTCAGCTGACACAGTCAATGTCACTGGAGAAGAGACTTGGTATGATCCAAGCAAAGCTCAGTTTCAATATATTGTCCCATATGTTTTTCTGGCTGAAGTAGATCTTCAAATGTACTTAATGGGACTTCAAAGCTCAGAGACTACTTCTGAACTAGATCAAGTCAGAAATATTGAAGCAGTGTTGAATATT